AAACCACATTTGTACAACTGTCGTTGTCCTATTTGTGGTGACTCACAGAAGAACAAGTCCAAAGCAAGGGGATACTTTTATCGTGTCAAGAATAATACTAATTACAAGTGTCATAACTGTGGGTTGAATATTTCATTTAATAACTTTCTGAAACAATTTGATGAACCTACACATAAACAGTATGTGTTTGAGAAGTTCAAAGAAGGTAAGACTGGAAAGGGTTTTGTAACCGAATCACCAGAGGACCTTTTTAAGAAAGTAGATACATCTAAACCAACCTTTAAGAAGAAGGTAAAGATTGATCTTCCCAGTGCCTTTGATGTTGATGTGTCTAGACGATATCTAAATTCCAGAGCAATCTTCGAAGGTAATTTTTATTATTCTGAGAACTTCCAGGAATTTGTAAATACACTCAAACCAGGTTCGTTTGAAAACACCAGGTATGGTGAACAGAGGATTGTAATTCCTCTTATCAGGGATGACAGACTTATTGGTCTCCAAGGAAGAGCCCTATCTACAAACCCTGTTAAATACTTAACCATTATGTTGGATGAGGATGAACTTAAAGTCTACGGACTAGATTCTATTGATAAGGAGAAACCAGTTTATGTCACAGAAGGACCCTTTGACTCCACTTTCCTTAGAAATGCTATTGCTATGTGTGGTAGTGATGTTGACCTCAGCACTTTGGATTATCAGTTCATTTACGTCTACGACAACGAACCAAGAAACAAACAGATCGTTGATCGAATCTCAAATCAAATCGACAGTGGTAACTCCATAGTCATCTGGCCCTCCAACATCAGGGAAAAGGATATCAATGACATGATCCTCAGTGGTCATAATGTGAAGAATGTGGTAGAATCGAACACCTACCAAGGATTAGAAGCAAAACTTAAGTTTACAGTCTGGAAGAAAGTATGAGTAACGGTATCAAAGTTAAGAAAAGAAGTGGTGAAGTAGAGAAACTAGATCTTGATAAGATGCATCTTATGGTCGATGAGGCATGTAAAGATCTTGCTGGAGTGTCAGCCTCTCAGGTCGAGATGACCTCTGGTATTCAGTTTTATGATGGTATTACTACAGATGAGATTCAGGATATTCTGATTCGTAGTGCCAGTGATCTGATTGATTTGGATCATCCAAACTATCAGTTTGTTGCTGCACGTCTCCTTCTGTTCACTCTTCGTAAACAAGTCTTCAAGAACAAGAAGGGTACTGCACCTAATCTGAAAGAACACATTGAGAAGTGTGCATACAATGGTCACTATGATAAACAGATTTTTGAGAAATATAGTCTGGAGGAGATTGAGAAGGTAAATAGTTTTATCTATCACGATCGTGATATGTTGTTCACTTATGCTGGTCTTCGCCAGGTGGTGGATAAGTATCTTGTTCAGGATCGTAGTACTGGGGATGTGTTTGAGACTCCTCAGTTCATGTATATCATGATTGCTCTTACGATCTTCCAAGACTACCCAAAGGAGACCCGTCTTGACTATGTCAAAAGATACTACAACGCAATCTCCAAACACAGACTCAACATTCCCACACCTATCATGGCGGGGGTTAGAACTCCACTTCGACAATTTGCTAGCTGTGTTCTTGTTGATGTTGATGACTCCCTCGATTCTATCTTTAGCTCTGATATGGCTATTGGCAGATACGTTGCACAAAGGGCGGGAATCGGTATCAACGCGGGTAGGATCCGTGGCATCAACAGTAAGATCAGAGGTGGAGAGGTTCAACACACAGGTGTGGTCCCCTTCCTCAAAAAGTTTGAATCAACTGTCCGATGCTGTACACAAAACGGGATCCGAGGTGGGTCAGCTACTGTCCACTTTCCTATCTGGCACCAAGAAATAGAAGATATCATTGTTCTGAAGAACAACAAAGGTACTGAAGATAATAGGGTAAGGAAACTTGATTACTCAATTCAGATTAGTAAACTCTTCTACGAGAGGTTCATTAAGGATGAAGAAATTACTCTCTTCTCTCCACACGACGTTCCAGGTCTGTATGATGCTTTTGGCACTGATCGTTTTGATGAATTATATGTGGGTTACGAACGAGATCAGTCTATTCCTAGAAAAACGGTTGGGGCTCAAGATCTTATTCTAGATCTTCTGAAAGAGAGGGCAGAGACTGGTCGTCTGTATATCATGAATATCGACCACTGTAACAGTCACTCCTCTTTCAAGGACAAGGTTGAGATGAGTAATCTATGTCAAGAGATCACTCTTCCTACATATCCTATTAATCATATTGATGATGAGTTTGGTGAGATTGCATTGTGTATTCTTTCTGCAATCAATGTGGGAAAGGTTAGGTCTGACGATGAACTGGAAGACCTTTGTGATCTTGCAGTCCGTGGACTGGAAGAGTTGATTGATTATCAAGAGTATCCTGTAAGAGCCGCAGACATTGCTACAAAGGCCCGTAGATCCCTTGGAGTAGGGTTTATTGGTCTTGCACACTATCTGGCTAAGTTGGGTTATAACTATGATAGTCAGGAGGCATGGGATGCAGTACACGGTCTTACAGAATCTTTTCAATACTACCTTCTAAAGTCTTCAAATGAACTTGCCAAAGAGAAAGGACATTGTGAATATTTTGGTAGGACAAAGTACGCGGATGGTATTTTACCTATCGACACTTATAAGAAAGATGTCGATAAGATTTCGTCACAAACCTTACAACATGATTGGGAGTCTCTACGATCTTCTATATCCACCCATGGACTACGGCACTCAACACTGTCCGCACAAATGCCTTCAGAGAGCAGTTCCGTTGTGTCAAACGCAACAAATGGAATCGAACCACCTAGAGACTATCTGTCCATTAAGAAGAGCAAAAAGGGACCGCTTAAACAGATTGTCCCTCAGTATGGATCTCTTAAAAATAATTACACACTTCTGTGGAATATGTCTTCTAATCGTGGTTATATTAATGTTGTGGCTGTGATGCAGAAGTTCTTTGACCAAGCCATCTCTGGTAACTGGTCTTACAACCCTGAGAACTACCCTGACAATGAGGTTCCAGTTTCTGTAATGGCACAAGACTTCTTGACAACATACAAGTTGGGATGGAAGACTAGTTACTATCAGAATACATATGATATCAAGACGGATGAAGCTCCAGAGGAAAACTCTGAACTTTCAAATCTCCTAAATGATATTATGGAGTCTGAAGAGGATGATTGTGAAAGCTGTAAAATCTAGAACAGAGGTGTAAATGCAGTACGATTTCGTAGCAAGTAAAGAAAATAACAATAACAAACAGACCGTCAAGGGGATGACGGTCTTCAACACAGAACAAGTTAATACCAAGAAACAACCAATGTTTTTTGGTAAACCCCTAGGAATACAAAGATACGACTCATATAAGTACCCAGTCTTTGAGAAACTGACTACTCAACAACTGGGCTATTTCTGGAGACCAGAAGAGGTTTCTCTACAAAAAGATAGAGCGGACTATCAAACACTTCGTCCTGAACAGAAACATATCTATACTTCTAACTTAAAGTATCAGATTATGTTGGACTCTGTTCAAGGTCGTGGTCCTGGTATGGCTTTCATTCCTTACTGTTCACTTCCTGAACTGGAAGCGTGTATGGAAGTCTGGGGATTTATGGAGATGATTCACAGTCGTTCCTATACATATATTATCAAGAACGTATATCCTGATCCTAGTGATATCTTTGATCATATCATTACAGACAATCGTATTCTTGAAAGGGCTTCAAGTGTGACGGAGTCCTATGATGCATTTATCGAAAGTGCTCAAACATGGGGTAATGGTAATCTGTGGCAAGAAGATTTTCGTGATACATACACTTCACAGGATCAAATCAAAGATGTCAAACGTAAACTCTACAGAGCAGTCGCAAACGTTAACATTCTTGAGGGTATTCGCTTCTACGTTAGTTTTGCTTGTAGTTTCGCCTTTGGTGAACTTAAACTCATGGAGGGATCTTCCAAAATCATCTCACTGATTGCAAGAGATGAAAATCAACATCTTGCTATCACTCAGAATATTCTGAACAAGTGGTCACAGGGTGATGATCCTGACATGAAACAGATTGCTAAAGAAGAAGAAGAGTGGGTCTATGCAATGTTTGACCGTGCTGTCAACGAAGAGAAGAAGTGGGCCGACTATCTATTCAAGGATGGATCTATGATTGGTCTGAATGATGTACTTCTTCAGAAGTATGTTGAATGGATTGCCAATCGTCGTATGAAAGCGATTGGTCTCAAGCCAGTCTATGATGTAGCTGCCAAGAATAATCCTCTCCCCTGGACACAGCATTGGATTTCTTCTAAGGGTCTTCAAGTTGCTCCACAAGAAACAGAGGTTGAAAGTTACCTAATTGGAGGAATCAAACAAGATGTTAAGAAAGATACTTTCTCGGGTTTCCAACTCTAAAAAAGCACAAGCCAAACGTGAGACTGATTGGTGGTTCCATGAGGAACCATCAAATACCATGGAATTAGTTGACAATGAAGATTAATTCTTCATTTTTTTATGCATTGAATTATGTGATTTATCTTTCATCTTCTCACTTATCATATCGCAAAACTTATCGTTTCTCATAACCACTTCGTAAATTCTAGTTCTTTCACTCACAAAAAATCTTCCTTCAATGTTTGTATTATAATAACCATCGGTCATTAGAACATCTCTTTTGAATTGTTCCATAGTTTCGTAATAAGACATTGATTTTTTGTGAGGACACAAATAAAGTATTTCTCTTAAAAATTTATCCTCACCAAGAAGTTTTACATCTTCATTTAATTCATCACAAGATCCAAAATATTTTTTCCAATCACTCTCTTTCGTTTTTCTTCTACCAGTCTTTTTATCTTTTCTTCTTGTCCAAAAAGATTTCTTACCAACATATTTTTTATCATTTGTTAAATTTGTTATGAGGTAAACAAATCCTTCCATACCTTTGGGCACTTCAGTAAAGTTTTCTTCGTTATATTTCCAAGACATGAAAAATATTTTCTACCATAAACTATAAACCTATTTACATTGTTCTGACAAAGGTCTTGACAGAAGATGTTCCCCTGTACTACAATTCAAACATTCTCGTTCGGTATTACCGTAAGAATTACTTTGAGCCGTGTGAGGGGTCAAACCCTTGAGACGGATGTTGATTTCTATTAATTTAATGTTTACTAAATTTCTCTCACTTGCTTTAATTACATCTATCCCTGCTGCTTGTGCTTATCCAAGTATCAGTGAAATTGAGAACCCACCTACTGTTGATGTTAGTGTCAACGAAGACAAGGCAATCACTCTTGAGGTGGACAACAAGACTTGGACTTGCCCCACCTGCTCACCAAACGAGAAGTATGTCTTACAACAACTCCAAGAGAAAACCAGAATCTCAGATCGCAATGCTCTTGCTACGATCATGGGAAACATTAAATCAGAAAGCAACTTTATTCCCAACATATGTGAGGGAGGGGCTAGAGTTCCTTACAACGCTTGCCATAGTGGGGGTTATGGTCTTATTCAGTGGACCACTATAGGACGATACAATAACCTTGGTAAGTTTGCTACTAAATATGGTTACGATCCTTCCTCACTAGAGGGACAAACGGCATACATGATCAACGAATCTGTATTCCAACGTTATCTTCCTGAGTTTGAGGGTCCTGGTAAGACAGTCACTCAGTATATGGTTCCTGCTTACTACTGGTTAGGGTGGGGTATCAAAGGGTATCGTCAACAATATGCATACGATTACACTAAAAAGATGGTATTTGCATGATCCAAAAAATTAAATCTATACTTAAAAAACTGATATCAGTAAAAAAAGATACTAAGGTACTTAAGATATCCAATAAGATTAAGAATGTAATTAAGAAACCTTATAGGTCAATTCCTGCACCCCACATCCTTCCTGATGATCCTTGGTTTGGTTCTTCAATCAAGACTCAGAAAGGACTTGACATTCAAAAACAAATCGATCATAATAAAGAAGTTGAGAGACAAACCAATCTCTCTAAGGAGTCAGAAAACATTCATCAAGAGATGTATGAACTGGCAACTAAGAACTGGAACACTGTCAAAGAGACTCAGGGAGGTTCTGAAAACTTCCAAGAAGGTTCAAGTTCAGGAGGTTGGCAATCAGGAACTGGTTATGGTCAGTTCAGGGGTTGACAACTCAACCAACATCAGTTATATTATAGAGGTGGTTGAGAGACCACTGCGGTGATCCCCTTCCTGGTTCAGGGTCAGCGGCGATAGGAACCAGGACTTGCCCCTGTAGTTCAGTAGATAGAACATCGCTCTTCTAAAGCGCAGGTCGTGGGTGCAAATCCTACCAGGGGTGTTGCCTCTAAAGCATTGTGGTGATGCAGCTGTTTTGTAAGCAGCAGAGGTTGGTTCAATTCCGACTAGAGGCTCCGCGGGATTAGTTTAGAGGTAAAACTAAAGGTTTCCAACCTTTCGTCGTCGGTTCGATTCCGACATTCCGCTTTCCTTCTTTAAGGAATATGAAAACTGTTAAAACACGGGTGATTAGCGCAGCGGTAGCGCACCTCCTTTACACGGAGATGGTCGGGGGTTCGAATCCCTCATCACCCACTTATCATATATAAACTATGAAAAAACTATTCTTATCATTACTGTCATCGGTGATCTTAACGTCACCAGTATTAGCTGATAACTCTAAAATCATCAAGGGTTATAATACTATGGATTCTATGGGATGTATGTTACTCAGAGAATGCACTGATGGAGTCGAAGAAGTCTTTAGTATTTTGGATATTTCTAGTCAGTATCCCAATACTGAGTCTTATACTCCTGTTGCTGCAGAGTTCCACAGTATGCTTGTTTCCCTTAATCAAATCGGAGTTAAGGTGTTTCTAGCAGATCAAAAGTATTTTCCAGTAGGACATCGTGGTGTCTATCACACTGTAAGTAATAACTTTTTCTTGAACAAAGCATATATGGGTCGTCCATCTACACTTATGACTGTGATGAGACATGAAGGATGGCACGTTGCACAGGATTGTATGGCAGGAACTATTAAGAATAGTTTGATTGCTATTATCAAACCAGAAGAGGATGTTCCTAAGGTTTGGCGAGAGATGGCTGAAAAAACTTATCCTAAATCTGCTGTACCTTGGGAAGCAGAAGCAAAATGGGCAGGTCTTACAGAAGGTATGACAATGAAAGCACTTCAGGCATGTGCTAATGGTGAGATGTGGAAAGTTTATCCACCAACACCCCTCACAGAAAAATGGCTTCGGGAAAACAATTATATTAAGGATTGATAGTAAATGATTAAGAGGTTACAGAACTATGTTAATTGTAAGATGCAAACAATGCAACAAGGAGATCTCCAGCACTAACAAAACTCAGTGTTGTGGATGTCCAAACATGATGACAGTTACAGGTGACAATGTTTCAGCGGTTGACTTAAACAAGGTCATCATGTTAAACTCTAAAAAGAACACTAAACAAAAAAGTGTTCTTTCTTCTCAAGATTTAATGTATCAAGAGGAGAGAAAAAATCGAAAGGTCCGCAAATTAGACTTTGAGGTTCGTTGATGTA